CTCTCTTTTTTGAATAGCTAACTCCTCTGTTTTTCGTCTATAGTCGGCATCTTTTTGATAACCTGCTTTTAATTCTTCAAGGTCAACATCAATCTTTTCACCATTTACAGTTACTTGGTGTAGATTGGTTTCTTGTTCTTCAATTGCATTTGAATCTTCAGATGCTTCTTCTTCAACTGGAGCTTCCTGTTCAGGTTGAGCTTCAGGTTGTTGTTGAACTTCTTGATTATCTTCAGCTTTCGCTTCTGGTTCTTTTGGTTCAACTGGTGCTGCTTCTTTTTGAGATTCTTTGATAACACCTTTAGTGTCCATCAAACCTTCAATATGTTTTGCTGCACCTTGTATTGTCGCATTCGACAATAATGGGTTTGTGTCAGACATTAAGTCCTCCTATTGTTAAGCTGTCTTATGACTTGGCTTTGATTAAATCAAAGAAAAAAAATTTTTCTTTGCTTATTCTAACCTGATTGGTTAAAATTCTTTTTTATTCTGTTGTTTTCTAAAATCATCTAACTGTTTTGAGGCAAGTTTTCCTGTTTCAATAACAGTTTGTAGATGTTGTTCTACTTTACCAACAACATTATATGCGATCCAAAGTTTTTCTCTGGTATCGTTTTCTTTAGCACCAGTTTTTTCAAGTAGTGCTTCAGAATAAAGTTTTTTAAGAGATTCAATTGCCTCTTGAAAAATTTTATTCTCCAATATTTGTTTGGCTTGGTTGGATCGGCTGATTTCTTCCGATCTCCTTGCCTGGTCTTTGGTTTCCATTTAATCCTTGTACCTGTTGGCTAAACATATTAGCAGATTTTTGAGCTTGTTCAAGAATCTTAGATTGACCTGCCATCATCATCTTGTCTAAGTCTGCATCTGCTTTTATTTTAGCTGTGTCTAATTGTGTATTATATTTTAATGCCATATCTTTTATCTTAGCTTCGAAATCTAATGCCATCTCTTGAGATTTTTGTACCAATTCTTGATATTGAAGTTCAAGATCAGCAATTTTTCTCTTATTCTCAGCATCAATTCTAGTAAATTCAATTTTTTCAATTGGTGTTAATGGCGGAGGACTAGGTGGTGGCATTAATTGTTTTCCTACTTCTGGATCTACAAAGTAACTTTCAACATTTTTTAGACCTGCGTTTTCTATAATTTTAGATAAAGTATTATACATATTCTTCAATGTAACCATTGGCATTTCTTTTCCACCTTGTAATTGGAATGCTTGAAGTTGTCTTTCAAGAATATTGTTTAATAATAATATTTGTTGCTCTTTTGATCCTGTTCCTAAACCTACAACAATAGAAATATTAAATTTATCTTTCCATTCAGTAGGTTTAACTGGAACAAAAGTATTGTTGAGCATAACAATTCTTTCTTTGTCCTGATATTTAACCATCAGTTCAAAAATTTTTGAAAATAAATCTTTAACACCAGTTTCGGCAAAGATTCTTGCAACCAATTCTGATCGCATTTGAGTTTGCGTCATTAACGCATTTACACCTGTTGCGGTTTTAGCATTGAGAGTGTCTGGATCTAAACCTTGAATTTGTTTAGAGATACCTGTTCTCACCTCCCTTACACTATCAAGATATGACAATAAAGGAAATGCTTGTTGTGAAATCGGTTGGGCTTGTAAAGGTTGCATAACTTGGTTTGGTGGTTGTTTAGTTCTAACCACACCTCCAGGTCTTGATGTAAGTAAATCATCCATATTCACCATGCCATCCATAACTGCAACTCTGTTGTTATTTGTTAAATACATATTGTCTAACAACTGACGCATTACAGTTGATTTCATTAATTGTATATCTTCAACTAACTCAGATAAACTTCTGCCATAAAATCTATGTGGCATTGGTATAGGTGTTATTGTAACAAATGGAACATTATCGCATGGCATATTTTCTAAAACCATAGAACCATCATCTCCTGCTGAAACTATTTTTCTAAGTTCTGCGATACCATCTTCATCATAATCATATTTTACATACGACTCATAAATTAAAACTTTTTCTGTAGATGGATCTGTAGAATAATTAACTGGGTATTCATCTACATTTCTTTGTCTAACAATATCCTCAGTGTTGTAAATATCCTCATCTGATCTTGGAAGATTTTTTACTTCTTCCTCATCATAACCCATAGCTACTAAATCTGATCTTGATACTAAAACTTTATGTGAAACAAAATCTGCGTCATCAATTGATTTAGCATTTCTGTCTATTAAAAATTCTTCAGGTGGAACTGACTCAATTTTAATTTTTCCATGTTTTCTAGTTCTTTTAATTTTGCAATTGTATAATGTAAAATCTGGTTCTTGAACTTGAGTAGTATCTACACCTCTAGCTTGATATTGCTCTAATAATTTTTCGTAATCTTCTTTGGCAGACTCATCTTCAAATACTTCTTCCTCAACTTCTTCTATTTCATCTTTAGTATCGTTAAGTGCATCTTTGTCGGCTTTCGATAAATTCTTATAAGTTTCAAATTCTACTTTTTCACTTTCATCATAATAAATTTTTAAGAAACCATTTTTTTCAATTAGTGCGTCTTTGAAAAAATTATAAAGTAATTGGAAACCATTATTGTCTTTGTAAAAAACATGATTTAAATAAGCGGTTGCTTGTTCGGCTAATGGTACATCTTCAGCAGTTATCGGTTCGCATCTTACAACTTTATCACTAGCTGTGAATACTCTTAATAAATTTGGTAATATACTTTCAATGGTGTCTGCTACATCAGTTGATACTACTTGTGAACGACCATCTATTTCTGTTCCAAGTTTATCACCTAAATAATATTCTAAAGATTTTCTTCTAGCTTGAGATAAATTTCCACCTAGATAACCTAAAGCATTATTAATTTGATTTGATAAAAGACTTCTTAATTGTGGATCTGATATTTCTTTGATTTTTTTTGCCATACTAAACTATATAATTTGTTTCGACTCTTATTGGTTTCTTCCAATCGGATCTTGTAACTGGTTCTGTAACTGCACCATATCTTACAGAGTCGCAAAAGTGCGAAGCCCAATTGTGTAGGGGTTTATTCCTAAAACAATTATTTTTTTCATCCCACCTCTTACAATACGATTTTAATGCTTCTATGAGCTTTTTGCAATTGTTTTTATGAATATAACACTTAGGTAACATTCGTCTTACTTGCTCAATACCATCTTCTACACTAAGTTTCGGTGCTATGTCAAACTCTAACCCTAGTTCTTTTGCTGTTTCCCATCTTGATTTATTCGTACCTATTTCTCTTACCCTAATATCATGGGGAGCTATATGTTTTGAATATGTATAACCTCTATCATCAATAATATTTATATAATGATCTAAACCCTCACCTGAGTTCTCATAGCAGTCTATAATTCTAATTTCATTACCATGTCGTTGAGCAAAGGTGATTACAGTGCTATCG